CTAATCATTTTCAATTTCCTAGAGGTAAAGGGGCCCGGTCCAGTTGATGGTGTAACCACCGTCAACGATGTTTCCCCGCGCAGCGTTCCGAGCAGGAGCAGCATAACCAGCGGCTTTCAGAATGTCACCCTTTTTAAACTTCTTGTCCTTGTCGGTGTTGACAACGAAACCCCAAACGCTACCACCTTCGGTGAATACCTTGATGTACTTGTTTCCTACCTTGTAGGTCATTTTCTCGTTGAAATCAGCAATCATTTTCTTGTTGATTTCACTCAGAGTACCGCTATCGTTCCGAGCATAAGCGCAACCCTTCGTCCACTTGAGGTAATCTGCTTTGATGTTCTCAATCAGGGTGTTCATTTCGTTGTTCATTTCAGTCTCTTTCTCTGTTTTCTCAGTTTATACCTTAGTATAGACCATAGAGCATGGTTTGTCAAGAGAAATCGTAGCCGCTAAGTCATTGATTCTAAACAAAACTCAAAAAAAGTTACCCTGCGGCGCTGCCGGGGGCTTGGGGATAGGCCTCATCAGCTATAACCATATAATTGTCATCCCAATCAAATGCCTCTTTGACCACGTTCTCAGACAGGCCCTTATATTTTTGGTGTAGAACTTTGTCCTTCGCTGCAACGAGAATATCAGCTTCATCTGGATGTAGACTCTCCAACAATCCAACAAACATCATCTCACGTTTGTTCTGCACTAATGTAGGATTACCGCCCTCAATATAATGGTATAACTTACGAGCTTCATATGAAAGGTTACTGTGTTCCGTACCTTCTGGAGCATCATTTGGTTTATAGGGAACCTCACCATCAGGAAGAGCCCATTTAATTTTGGGGTCAAATGAAGACTTAATCACCATACGGAGAGAGTCCGTTTGATACTGCCTTAGAAAGGCAACCTTATCCTTTTTTGATTTGAGTTTTGATACCTTATCAAAAATCTCTGCGAAACTTAAAGTGTATGTGTCTATTGCCATTAGAATTCTCCTATCGATTCAACGAGGCTGCGTAACCTCTTTTGTGTAAAATAATTTAGTAGTTTGCTACGGTCACCTTCTGGTGCATCCTGATATTCCTTGAGGATTTCTAAAAACAACTCTTGAGGTGATTCCTTCAGATCAATCAGTTTCTTGTTTCTCTGATAATTGCGCTTGACCTCATCATTCGGAAATATCCCCTCAACCATCGTAGCAATTTTCTTCTTACTTAGGGGATTCTGACGAAGGCCGTCAACAAAGGTATTGTCTGGGGAAAGAACATTAGGTACGCCATCACTACTGTCGCCTCTGAGAACATGCTCACTCAGATAATCATCTGGGTCAAAACCGTTCACAAATTTCTTAGTGATTGGGCTATACTGTGTGACATTACGAAACTTCTGTAACTGGATAAAGTCTTTGTCACCTGACAGAATCAGTGTCTTGCCGTTGTCAAACTCCAGCTCTCCACATAATGCAGCAATAATGTCATCGGCCTCTGCGCCATAGACCTCTAGATGTTTATAGGGGAAGAACTCTTTCAGTTCTGCCTTGACTGCGTTCAGCACTTCGAAGATGGCATCCCAATCTTTATTATCAGATTCTCTGCCCTTCTTGCGACTGTGCTTATACTCAGGGTAGTAGTCTCGACGCCAGTAGTGCTTGGAATCATAACACAGAATCAGCTCACCATACTCATCGCAAAACCTCATGCGATACATTCGTAGGGAATTGAGGATCATATGGCGAACCATATCCTCATCGGGCTTGGTCTGCTTAGTCATGTGCAGATGCATCATTACGGATGCAACTGAAATTTGGTTCATGTCAACTAATATCATAATTATTCTTTCGTTCTATTTAGTAATCACTGTGGCATTGAAACTCATCATGCGTCGTTCACCTTCAACTGAGAATGGATATACCAGATGTTTCAACCAAGATGGGAATACTAGAAACTTACCCACCTCTGGTTTGAATTTTATATTGTCTGACCGAAACGGCTGAGCCTCACCAAACCCGAACTCAATTAATCCCTTTGCTGGATAGTGGTCCTTGAAATCTTCTTCCCACTCATCATTCATTCCCTCTGGAACCTTGAGATATATACCAGCAGAGAAATCAGCGTTGTGGTGATGAAAAGGATTGAAGTCACCGGCATACTGACTAACCACCCAACTTTGAGTAAGGTGAATGTTAGCCAAAGTTGGCTCTGTTCCAGTAGCCAGTCGCGTCCAAGGATTATTTCTCTTATGTTCAATCATATAATTTAGATAGTCTAGGCATCCCTGTTTCATTATCTCAAATAGAAATTCCCTATCATCCTCATCAGTAACAGGAATTAAAATTTCCTTGTTCACTTTGCCAACGAGCTTATGTGACCAATCCCACTTCTCACTCTTTGAGTCATTAGACAGAATATCATCAGAAACCTTGTTAACAATGCGAACGAAACTATATGGAACTGTAGTCTCTAGGATTGTTGGGCTAAATGGTTCATGAAACTTCTGGGTCATCATCATCCTCTAACATATCAACAAGATTAGTAATGGTATCAAAGTCAACTTCTGTTTCAAAAGAGTTATCAGCATTAATCACAATCTCAACAAACTCTTCCATGAATTTATGTGTTGGGTGGATTAAATCCATATCTCTGTAAATAGTACCATGCACTAACTCAATAATCATCGCCACATCACGAATGAAAGAATTTTCAGATATATCTATACCGTTCTCTTCCATCGTATGTATCATCTGCACAATCAAACTCTGAGCTAACTCTCCGGCGAACTGCATGTCCTGTTGGAGAGCAATGATATCCTTATTAGGAAGTTTTACTTCTCTTCCGCTTTTTTCGGACCACGGGCCCTTCACCACGTTGTCCGGTATCGGCGTCTCTTGGTCGCTCATTTCCATATTCCTCTTCAAGCATTTCTTGTGTATAGGTACACCCCATGTCGGGGTAAAAGGTTCCTACGTCTCGTTTCGGTTGGCCCTTGCGTGGTCCATACCAATAGTAAGCAAGTCTAACACATCTATTACGAATCTTACCCTGTTGTTGATCTCCATAGAACATATCAACCCAAGTGCCGTCACGAAGATATTTTTGCATATTGCGAATATATCCTTCATGGCTAGAAAGTTTTGCGTCTGCACCTTTGATCTTCTGTCGAACAGCTGCTCGTTCAGACTTAGCATATTCCTGCTGAACCTTGATCCATTTCTTGACCTTAATAGGACTCAATTGATGATCATCAGGTAAGTTACGCAAACTCTCATGAATGTTAGTCTGACCATAATCAGGGTTCTTTTCTAATTTGGATTCTCTCGCTTTTGCAAGACGTTCTGATGCAGCAGCCTTCTGCTCCTCAGTCATAGGTTTGCGGGGTTTGCGTTTCTTAGGTGCTTTCCACTCATTATTGTCTGTGGTAACAGTGATTTTCTTTCGTACCATTTTAGTATCCTTCTTCGGCCAGGCGCTTTGCAGCATCTTTTTTTACTCGACGTTTTGCAGCTGCAATAGAATGCCTACGTCTTTCGCCTTTGGAAACATAGTGTTCTCGATCTCTTAGTTCATTAAATAAACCACTTTCCAATAACTTCTTTTTCATAATACGCAATGCCTGATCGATATTATTATTTCTCACTACAATCGCGTTTCTATCACTTTTAATATGTCTCATTTTGTATTTCCTTTTCTTCAGAATAATATATATTTTTTAACTCAAATAAGTCAATGCACTTTTGGCATCCACTGCAAGGTTTTGACAAACCAGTAATCCACTTTTTGTTATTCTTATCCCTCTTAGCCCTCACAATATATAGTTCACATTTCGACAAATCATCCACATCAATAATCTGCAATGCGTTTTTGATTGCGTGAACCTCTGCATGAAAAAACACAGCATGTGTGTTCTTACAGAACTTAGCCTGAAATGGATGCGACTTTTTATGATTGTATCCGTATGATATGACTTTACCCTTACGAACCACAGAGGCAGCAATTCTTGCACCACGAACAGGCTCTACCGCTTGGGCAAGTTTAAATGTTTCATCGAATATTTCAGTATTCATCCCCGCCTCATACGAGCAATTTCTATTGCAGATTCTTTATTACGAATCGGTACAGCATTAGACTTATGCATCTGTGCAATACCGATAATCTCAATACCAGTATAAATCTTCTCTGGTTTCTTTGCCATAGAAGAATCATACAGAACTTTATTGGTAGACCCGACAGGATTCGAACCTGTGACATGACCGTTATGAGCGGTCCGTTCTAACCGCTGAACTACGGGTCTGCTATTAGTTTTTATACCCATCTTCTTGAGAAACTTTGTGTGTTGA